ACTCCCCCTCCCCGGCTGGTGGGGCTTGTGGGTCAGGTCGACAGGGCCTTCTGCAGGAACTCCTTGCGGTACTGCTTGCCGTCCTTGGCCGTATCGTACTGGCACTTGACGACCACGGCAATCACCGAATCGGTGTTTTCCAGACGGTGGGACAGGTCGGCCAGGGCGGCACCGATGTCCTGCGGCTCCCGGCGGAGGCAGGTGGTGAGGTGGCCCTTGAGACGGCGCAGCTCGATCTCGGCCCGGGTCTTGGCGCCGGTGTCGGTCAGGGCACCCATGTCCGCGGGGAGGCGGATCGGGGCGCCGAGCCAGCGGCGGGGCTCGTCCTGGCCGGGGTCGTTGATGAGCTGGTAGGAGAACTGGATCTCGAAGCCGGGGAACGTCTGCCCGTCCTTCTGCTTGAACGTGCTGTCCTGCATGTTCACGTCGGTGACCAGGCAGTCGTGGTTGCCCTCCTCCGGCCACCAGCCGAGCGAGCCGAGACCCGAGTCAGCCTGAACGGACTGGAAGTTGTTGTTGAGGGCGGCGAAGACAGTCTTGACCTTGTTGTCAATGGGCATAGCAAACTCCGAATAGGGGTGAGAAGTGAAACACGGAACGTGAGAAGGAAGGCGATACGCGCCCCCCGCGTCAGCGGGGCGCGTTCGCCGCATCGTAAGCAGACTGAAGTGCAGCCCATGCTGCTTCCGGCGGAAGCTTCAGGGTTTCCATGGGTTGCATGGTGCGGACCTTCGCAATGCCCTCGAGCTTGGGGTTCGAGAACGTTGCGAAGTGCTGTCGCACCTTCTTGCTGGTGACGTTGTTCTTCTTGATGACTCGGTCGCCGACCTTCACCTCGACCTCACGGGATTCCTCGACGACATCCCAGGTGGTGGTGATGGGAACGACCAGGTCAAACATGGGGAACATGCGGGCATACAGGCCGTCCGAGATGAGGATCTTGTACTCCTCGACGTGCTGGTTCTCGGAGAGCGGGATGTGCTTGCGGGACAGGTGCGCGATGTAGAAGACTCCGTAACCGTGCCGGCGCAGCGACGAGCCGAACTCAATCAGGGTGTCGAACAGGCGCTCCCAGCCCAGCCGGCCGTCGACGTCGGTGAACTTCTCCCGACCGTACAGGCTGGCAATGTGCGGACGGAGCAGGCGGATCGCGGCACCGAGCGTGTCGATGACGACGGTCTCGGGACGCGGCTGGTTGCGGACAGCAAGGTCGACGAGCTGCTTGTGCTTCTCCTCAACGAGCTTCCACGACAGGACCATAGGGTTGCCCCGCTCGTCCTGCGCCCGACCATCAGCACCGGGCGTCGGCCACATCACTGCCTCGCTGGTGGGGCAGACCGCCGGCGTCTCGTCCAGGTTGATGATGAAGGCATTGGGATTGGACTGGAGCAGGAACGACTTTCCAGCGCCCGCTTCGCCAACCACCAGACCGAGCATGCGCCCAAGAGGGACGCGGCCAGTGACCACCGAAGAGCCGAGGGAAGGGTACTTGGAAGCAATTGTCTTACCGGTTGCAAGGGCATGTGTCATGATGATGCCTCAATCGAGGAAGGTGGGTGCACGCATACCGCCGGGCAGGACCATCCTCTCGCCTGCCACAAAAGTCGCCGGAACATCCGGCATGCTGATTGGTTCGTCGAACTGCGCCTCGACCGAGTCGTCGGCGGAGTCCTGGCTGACGGGCTGGACTTCGCGGGCAGCCGGTCTGTAGCCGGGGATGCTCACGACGACCTTCCGCTCGAACTTGATGTTCAGCTTCTCGCACCACTCGGAGAAGGTTGCCATCGTGATGCTGGTGCCGTGGTTCTCGTTGAAGAGGAGGAGCAGCGATGAGCGGGACTCGATGTTCTCGCCGCAGCGGCGGACGATCTCCGCGATCTTCGGGGCGATGACGGACTCGAGGATCTCCTGTTCGAACTGCATGAATGGATGGGGTCTGCTCATGCGATGTCTCCCTCGGGCACCGCATCATCGCGGTCCCGTTGCACGAAGTTCTCGCCGCGCACGACGTCCGGCCACACGACCGGGTCCGTCAGCATAAAGGGCATGTACGCGCTCGGCGTGCCAGTGCCTTGAATCGGGTCACCCATCTCGAAGTTGTCCGGATAGGGTTCGCGGTTCGCATATGAACGGCAGAACTCGAGGCGCGAATTGTACTGCGAAACCAGCTTGGAATCAAGCAAATGCGTCGATGACGTGAAGGAAATGTTGACGCACGGATTCGTGATTCGGTCGGGCGCAAGATGTAGGTACTCATCCTCGCCGACATACCACTGGTAGCAGCGACCCTCGTAGAAGTGCGGGTCGGGTTCGCCGAGATAGATCTTCTCGTTGCGCGGTTCGCCCTTGCGGGGACCCGACTTGAGCGGGCTGGTGTCCAGCGTGTAGGCCCGGTCCTTCATGCCGAACTCGATGGTGGGCTTCTGCACGGCGATGTGGATGACGCCCCCCACCCGCTTGGCGGAGTACTCGGAGAGCGGCAGCTGGCTCATGACGTGGAAGTAGTGCTGCGTCTGGAACTCGATGGGGCACGCCTGCAGTCGGTCGACGGGACTTGCGCTCGTGGTCTTGAAGTCCACGATCCAGAGGGTATCGGGATCCTTGGGGAACGTGATGAGCGCGTCGGGCTGGATGACGCAGTCCTGGTACCGGAGCATCGGCTCCTGTGCCACGACGTTGACGGCGCGCAGCCACCCATCGAGCTTGCCGGTGGGGCCTTCGCTGTCGGGACGGAACGAGACCTGGATGGCAGCGGAGAACCAGGCCCACGCGGTGCGGGCGTCCTTCTCCTCGCGGGCAAGGATCTCGCGGACTAGCTCGGGGGACTGGCCGGCGGACTTGCCGTAGCGGCGCAGCTCCTCGAGGCGCAGCTCGATGGCGTTGTCGTACATCTCGAGCGCGGCCTCGCGGTCCTTGCGCAGGCAGTACGCGGCGAAGGCGAGGTGCGCCCACGATCCACGGGACAGGGCGGCGCTGTACTTGGACGCCTTTACGAGGCCGAGGCGCCGCGAGAGGTACCAAGTGAACGGGCAGGTACGGAGCGAGCGGTAGTCGGACGAGCGGATGCCCACGGTGCGGGGCGAGAGGCCGTGGTAACGCAACCATTCGGCTGCCTCCATGCCCCCGCTGGTGGGGACCTTGGGCGTGTCTGTTTCGGGTGGCATAGGGTGTCTCCTGAGGATGGAAATGAGAGTGCGCGGGCGGCGCACCACGCGACCCGCCCGCGCACTCATTGTCGTCCGGCTGGGTGAAGTACTTGCTTCACTCAGAGCTTCGAGCCGTACTTCTTGCAGAGGAACCAGCCGCCGACGAAACCCACCAGGGCGAGCATGCCGGCAAACCAAAGGGAACCGATGAACGAGGAAAAGTCAGCGAGGATCATTGCGAATCTTTCTTGTGAAGGCGTCGCCACGCAGCGTCGAACTCTGGGTCGGATGCACGCCGCGCAGCGACGTATTCGCGCGCATCCTCAGGTTTGTCAGGGTTGAGCATTCCCGCAGCGAGGTCCGCGTCAATGACCTTCTTGCGGGGGAGCCAGCCGATTGCGATGCGGACTGCGGTGCCGAGGCCCGTCTGCCAGAGGATGATGGCCGCAGCCACCAGAGCCACGGCAGCAGCCACCCACCACAGCGTCGATAGCCAAGCAGGTGTTCGGTCCTCCAGATGAGGAATGCTGCCATGGATATCGCCAGCCAGTACATTGATTCGTTCGGCACGAGTCACAACCTCCTTGTCGCCGACGGCAATGCCGTGGTCGATGAGAGCCTGGGACTCGGACTGGATGGCAGTTGCGTTGCGGCTCACCTTGGCGAGCTCGCTGCACCCCACCAGCAGGCTAGTTGCGAGACTCAAGCTGGCGGTCGATCTTGTCCAGCCGTGCATTGATCGCCTCCTGCTGGGTTACGAGACGCATGAGCAGGCGGTCGTGCGTGAGGTATCCGCCGCCGAGGATGGTCAGGAGCGTGATCGCCACGCCGATGATGCCAGCCCAATCGCGCAGCGACAGCTTGACGATGTTGTTCCGCTCTACGGTCATTGGATTACAGGTTGCCTTCCGAGACCCACGTACCAGGAGATCCAGCCACCGTGCACACCCACGCCTTTGGTGAACCAACTGCCGGGTTTGACTTCAAGAAGCGGTCTCCGACTGCCCATGTACCACCAGCGCCACCAGACGGAATCGTGGTGTCACAGCAGACAACATTGAAACCTCCACCGAACGCCGAACCACTGGCTGCCTTAACTACGATGCCTTGATAAGCGCTGCCCTGAAGATCGGTCGTGCAGTTTGTAATCGTGTTCGACTGGACAATCCACGAACCACCCGAAGAAACAATTCCACGATTGCAATCCATGATTGCATTTCCAGAACAGTTGGTACCGATATCGCGAAGGGCGCTTGGTACAGACAATCTGTTGATTCCACGTCGGAAAGTGTTGATCACATTCCCGATGCAGTGAACCGTTCCGTCAAACCAAATGCCCGAGTTAAACTCGGTATCGGTTGTCTTGTCGTTTCCGACAATGCGATTGTTGCACACAGAACACGCAAGAGTCCCGCTTTGACTGACCTGAATGCCGCCTAGAGCATGGCGAATATCAAGTGAGTTGTCGGAGATGTGGATGTTCTCACCGCCGCAACGGATTCCAATATTGGAAGGACGTTCGATCCTGTTTGCGCTTACGAGAACTCCGTTGACGTTTGCACCAGAAATGTTAATGCCCCAACCGCTGGCCGAGGGATTGTTGGGGTCACCAGAAACTTTGGAAATGTTGTTAGACGAGACAACTGCGCGAGAGTGCTGAATGTCTGGATCAATGGGGTTTCCGCAATTGAGTTCGATGCCAACACGGAAGCATCCAATGACTACGTTTCCGGTAATTGAGTCTGCACCACCTTCAATCCAGATGCCTCCCTTTAGTGATGCATCACCCGGATAAACCGTTGAGAACCCGCAGTTTGTGATTACGTTTCCGACAAATGAAGTATCGCCTCCCGGACGCGTACCAACCTGAGAGTTGATTCCGCAATGTCCATAGTCAGTAACAATGTTGTTACTGACTAGAGAATTTGTGCCTGTTGATGTCGGTCCGGAAGGATCATTGCCCACATAGGAGCAGAGGATCCCATACCGTGACTTGTTTGTAGCACCTGTCCCAACCGGAGTAATGCCGTCTTCCTGCATCGGTTGGATGACGTTTCCTGTACAGACCACGAAACGGTCCTTGATGCCATTGAACCCGATTCCGCTATCTTGGTTTCCGAAACAAAAGTTGTTCGTGATCGTGTACCTAGAACCTTGATTTGGGTCCGCAGATCCATAAATGTTGATGTCTGAAGTGCTTGATTCAGTAGAAGCATTGCCCTGCTGCGCCCCGCCCCAGAACCTATTATCGCTGATGGTTGAGTTGTCAGCACGGCGGAGTTCGATACCGCGGCCCCACTTGAAGATCCTGCAATTCTTGACTGTCAGATTACGAGCCACAACCCCACTAATCTGAGAGTCTGCGAGAATGGCCGCAGCGTAAAGAGTTCGTAGCCCACCAGAAAAGGTCGCTTCGTTTGTGCCGTGGATTTGAAGACCGTCAATGGTTGCACCGCTGCCCGTGAACAAGAGACCGTTATTCATGGTCGCCGTGCTGGCGGTCGGCTGAACATCAATGATTGCTGTTCCGGGGTTGGCGAAGAACACGGTGTTTGCCGGGACTTGGAGGGCTGCGGATGTACGATAAGTTCCCGAAGGGAGCATTACGCTTTTTCCGGCACCGGCAGTCAACGCCGCCTGAATCGCGGCAGTATCGTCGGTAGTTCCGTCTCCGACCGCACCGAAGTCCTTGACGCTGACGGTTTCGGCAAGCTTGGTGTTTACGCTCACCGTCTGCGCGCCCGTTCCCGTAGCCAGGAAGTTCAGGTTGGTCGAGCTGGTGATCGTCTTGTTGACCTTGCTGCTGAAGGTCAGGCCAGACGATGAGCTGCTGGTTGCGATGAACTGGCCCGCAGTGCTGGACACCACGGCACCGCCGGTGGTGGGAACCAGGAAGCTGCCGGAGGTGATGGCGCCACCGGCAAGCATGGTGACGTAATCGGTTTCGTCAGCCTGGAGTTCAACGGGTTCGCCATTGAGTGCTTGGACCGGACCGTTGACGCCGAAGATCGTGTCAGTCGCAGCAGTTGCGACGGCGACGAAGCCGGGCGTGGTGGTCATCTTGACGCACGCGTATGCGGGGATGGTGCCGGACGCTCGGATGGTGGGTGTGCTTGTCATGGTCAGGTGTAGTTTACGTTGAAGGTGTCAAGCGTTGCTGCGCCAACCAGCTGCTGTCGAACAGTCACCGTGCTGCTTGCAGCAAACGTGCTGTTGAACTCAAACCAAACCCAATTTCCTGGCGCGCAACTTATGAGCGCGCTCGGCGTGATTGAAATTCCAATGCTGTTGATGACGCCTGTCTTGTCTTCGTTTACCGAGACGTATGCAATCCCTGTAAGGCCGATCGCGGCAGTCATGCTGACACCGAGCGTGATCTGGTTGGTCGTGCCGACCATCTGGATTACGTCAGACTGTGCTGTACTTCCTGCTATTCCTGCTACGTTTCGCCAGTTGAAAGCTGTGGGCGTGACATCACGAAGGCGCATCAGGCGCGTGCGATTGCCGCGCACCAACGGTTGCTGGAAGGAGTAGTAGATTCGCTCGCGCATCAGAGACCTGCGTGCAGGACGGAGATGGTGGGCGTGCCACTGCTGGCGTACGAGTAGAACTCGATGTACTCGCAGCCAAGTGTGTCGACAAGGATGAAACCGCCCGGCGTGGTAGAAGTTGCGCCGACGAACAGCTTGGCATCGCCCTGCACCAAACTCCAAGAGGTCATCTCGTATGCGCTTCCGATTCCCGGAAGCCCGGTCTGCTGTGAGGTTGAGACGGTTCCTTGGACGTAGGCGAGGAGCTGCGGAACGTACGCGTTGTTCTCCTGTACGTAGTTCCAGCCGAAGACGTAGAAGTTCTGCGATGCGGTGTTAGCGCTGCTGTAGATCTTCAGCTTCAGGTAGTTCAGACTCGCGCCGAACACCGTGCTGCCCGATCCTGACACCGGCTTCGTCGCAGTCAGCGTCTTCACTGGTGCAGTCGCTGCGGTTCCCGCCGTGAACGATGCCAGGTGGAAGTTCTTCGCGTCGGTCGTGATGGTCACGTATGACATGGTCGTCCTGGGTGATGAGCCACCTGGCGGTCCACTCACCTGCAGCCCTGCGCTGGCCTGCCGTGCCGGTGGGGAGGACCATGAGACCGATGGCGTACTCCTGCAGGATACGCATTAGGGCGTCGATCGCAAGACCCGGGTGCGGCTTTCCTGCCTTGGGTTCAGGCATCCCCACCAGCCCCTCGAGGAGGAGGAGCGGGCGGGGAGTGCCGTCCCGGAGTCGGCGGCAGCAATCGGCGAACCGACGGCGGCCGTCAGGGGTCAGGAGGTTCTGCGTGATCTCGTCGATGGATCCCTTCCGCTCGACGACGGCGGGGTTCCCGTCGATCTGGTAGTCACCCGTCTTGAGCGTGCGCTTCTGGGTGCGGATGCGCACCGTGATACCCGACTGACGGCACGGGTCACG